GTGGCAAGGTCTGCAATATCCTGCACGGTTGTTTTAACCGTTACACCACCTTGCACAATTGGCACTGGCTCCGTGCCTGCTAACGCACCTGCGGATGTTAAGCCACTTATCTTTTTATCAGACATTATAGTAGTATTTTATTATCGTTTTCCTGCAACAAGTAAAACCCATCTTCCATAAGTATATAACCCACCACTTGCTCCTCAAAAAACTGTGTGGCAAATATACTATTAAGAGGTAAATTATTAGGCAATTTAGTAACTTGAATTATTTGTCCGCCAACGCTATCGGAAGTAATATCTAACCCTGTGAGTTGACAAAAATTGGCAACTTCATCAATGCCGTAACCAAACTGCAACGCTAAATCATAAACAGATTGCGTTTGCTTAATGTAATAGCTGTTATCGGGTTGCTGTGGTGTGTTCTGTTGCTTTATCGCTGCGGCTATGATGTTCTTCTTAATAAATTCATCATAAGTCAATGTAAGGCCATCAATTGAGTCGGTTATCGTTATGTTGTTATCCGTACATAGCTTAACCGAGTATTGAGCATCACCGTAAAGTTGTACGGCAACATCGTAAATCACTTGTCCATTCTTAACTACGTATTGCATCGACCTCGAAGTTAGTTGAATTGTTATCGCTGAAGTTAACCGTTATTGATGAATACCCATCCTGCGCAAGTTGTGATAGTATCTGTTTCTTTAATTGCAACTGCGCACCACTACTGTTGAGGTAGTTATCAATATTCACACCACAAAGCACGTATTCCTTCCAATCGCCCTGCGCTGAATTGATAATGTCAACAATGTGGTCTTCATCACTATTTCCGATAACGAAATCATTGTTTTCAATTAGCAAATCGTTATCGTTGTTTTGCAAGAAATCTTTAGCCGTTGCCATGTTTGTCAATTAATGAGTATAGTTCTTCAATATCTTCTCTTTTGGTCAACAAATAAAACAACATCTTAACATCTTCAAAATCTGTAAAAGGTTCGGATATTGGTATTATTTTATTATCACTTTCAACACAATATTCAAACTTTGGCGAAAGTATAAAGTTGCCATGTTTAAACACATAATCAGTATCGGCATATTGATACACAAAGCCAAATTCATCATTGTTTACTTTGGCAAATCTGTTTTCTAATAGTTGTTTTTCCATATCGCAAATATAATTAATTAACCGTTGCCATGTTTGACTGTGTTGTTTTGTAATTCGTTTGCTGTTGTTGGTATTAATGTTCCTGCAATCAATGTTGGAGTTACTAAAGAACTTCCAGTGCCGGGTGTTACTCCTGCATGAACATGCGCATTAAATATTAAAATCATTGCGTTTACTTTATTTTCTAAATTATTCAACTTGCTTACTAAATCATTCACCTTAACCAACCCCCCATTCGCATCGCCTGCCAAGTATATTTGGTCCACCTTGCTCACCATGCTAACGTAGGCCGTTGCCTGTGATGTTTGTTGCACGATTACAACACTGCCATCTTTGGGTATCAATGTAAATCCCTTATCGGCATCGGCATTGAGTAGCACATCAAAGAACTCTGCATCACCGTTTATCGGAGTGCATGTGCAGGTGAACGTAGCCAAATCAATGTCGCTCACCTTGCACGCTACACCCTCGTAAGTCAAATCAGTGATACCGCTTAATGCTTGTATTGCTTGCCTTATGTCCGTTACTTCCTTACTCATAATATTCTACGTTCTAATTCAATTGTTTGCTTGCCACCTGCATCAACACTTACCTCTGTTGTTACTGACTTGATGAGGTACGTTCCTTTTCTTTCGGGGAACTTCCAACTGTCAACAATGGCATAATCACCGGGTATCATTTTCGGCTCTAAAAACGTTTTAAAACTGCCATAATAACCTGTGTAATTCGCTTGCTCTAAAAACGAATTGCACTTAACATCTAAATCGGCTTTCGTTCCACCGTATTGAAACACCGTTCGAATATCACCTGTGGGGTCACCATAAGTAAACTCCTCACGGTCATTGTTCTTAATCAATATACCTTTGACTTGGACCTTAACATCATCCTTTTTTAGATAGGTCAATTCCATGCCATCGTATATCATTTTCTCAAACAAAAAAACTGCGGATTGCGCTGTGTCTTTATAAAAGGGCAAACCGACCTTTAACACGCCATCAACAAAAAACGAAAACAATCCGTATTGGTCACGTAATACTTGCAACACCTTACCGATGCTTGCCCCTTGTAACCGTATCTGCCCTAATTCAGCATTGATGGCCTTGAATGGTGTTGAGGTGTTTTCAAGCATCTTTTCTAAAAACGTGCGCAAATTAACCGACTTAAAAGTTAAGTTCGGTGCTATGGCCTGCTTCAATAAAAACATTTCATCTTCGCATAATAATTCAATAGGTACATTGTTGTTAATCTTTGCAATGTAACCTGTGAATATAACGGTTTCGTTTGGGTAATATGCGCCAATGATTGTAACCTTATCGCCCCTGCGCATCAATGCGTTTGCGCCCTCGTAAATGTTCTTGCTGTTGTATATCACATTACGCGGTAAAGTTATTGATGCCGTTTGTGTTTGCTTGTCAAATGAGCGTGTTACCGTTACCTTGTTGACCTTATCAAAGATAAACGTTTGATTGCGGCCATTGCCCTGCTGCTCTAATATTATACGGCAAACTATCCTAAACATTCTTCTTCTCGGCTATGGTATAATCAACTGTACTTGAACAGTTAAGTTGAAAGTATTGCACATTACGCATCCCTTGTTGCTGTTGCATGTTTAAGCTATCAACAACTATTTTGTTTACCCCTAATATCTCATTCAAAAATCTTGATGTTACATTTAATGCCACGGGTGCAGATGCGTATGCCTTAATCAACCTCGCTTCAACATCGGGATATTCATCGGGGTTTTGTGTTGCCACGTAGCCACGTATAGTCAAGTCAATATCACCTTGCCCGATATACTCTTTAACCGTTCCAACGTGGTCAATTAATTCTGTTTTAATGATATTTTTTACAATAGTTGCATCAATGATAACACCGTTAAGAAATAGGCCAATAGTGCTATCTGGCGTGTCATTGGTTATCGCCTGCCCTGCGGGTTTATTATAATCAAGCGCACTTGCTGTTTGTACGTATTTATTCGTAAAATCATTAAATTCAAACGTAGTATAATTAGGTCGTTCAATGAACAACGTATCGTAAACAGGTGTGCCCAATAAACTTGTTGCATCTGGCGGATCTGTTGTGATGTTGAAATTCCTTGCTTCAACTATCGCACGTTGCACCAATGGAAGTCCGAACCCCTTTGATAAGGTGCGAAAGTTTGTCTTTGCTGCCGGTGATGGTATGTAAAACTTTAAACTCATTTTGTAGCCATAAGTTGGAAGTCATTAACCGCTTCGATTAACGCTTGTGTAATTGTTTCTTTTATTTGTGTTGCACCCTCTTTGATGTTGGTAGTGTTCAAAACAATATTGCCAAACTCTTGAATTGATATGTTGAAGTTTTGCACTCCCCTACTTTCAACAACGGATGTCGAAGTACCGCCTTTGCCTTTGGCTGTTTCAGTTGTTGCAGCACCCATTCCTTTGGCTGCGGCTTGTGTTGTTGTGACAGGTGTTTTAAGCAATTGCATTTGATTTTTAACGGCTTCAAAACCGCCTTTAATCACTGCTTGCCTTCTAATAAAATCAGTTAAATCTATTGCACCACTCGAAAGCATAGCTTTGTTTGCTTCCGACATTTTAATCAATTGGCGCAATTGCTCTGCTGCTTGTGTATATGTTTGCGCGGGTTTTTCGCTAAACATAGCATCGGTAAACTTTTGAAAACTTTTTACTAATGAATAAGATTTTGACTCAAAAAATGACTCGTACCATGTAAATTGTTGAGCATTGTATTTTGTAAAATTCTCAACCATTGAATTGCCTACCTTAAAACTATTTGCAAGGTAACCAACTAATCTATTTGCAAATGATACCGTTCCCGCAATTATCCCTGTTTGGCTTTTACCAATGTTTACTTTTAACTGCTCCCAACTATCACCAAGCATTGATATTTGACCACCTGTTGTTTTGCTTTGCTCTGCCATCATGTTAAAGAACATGCCGCCCTCTGTGGTCATTGATTGAAACGCTTTCTCAACTTCCTTAAATCCAACCTTGCCATCTTCAACAAGTTTCATCACCTCGCCATCGGTAACATTGAATTGTTTAGCCAATTCTTTAACAATAGGAATACCACGCCCTGTAAACTGATAAATGTCTTTTGAGAACGCTCGCCCTTGTGTTTTAAGCGTTCCGTATAGGTATGCAATATCGCCAAATGGTATTTTTAACGCACTTGCCACATCACCCAGCATGCGTATGTTCTTAACAACACTTCCCGCGCTAAAGCCATAAGCTAACAATTGCTTTGTGGCATCTTGTACCTCAACTAAACTAAACGGTGTTGTTTTGGCTGTTTCTACTAATTGATTTTCCAATGCCTTTGCTGCTTGCGCATTGCCTTTCATCAATGTTCTTAACGATGTACTAAAGTATTCGTAATTTACTAAACTATCAACAACTGCTTTGCCAAATGATACAACACCCGCAGCACCTAATCCAATGCCTAAAGCACCACCTAAATTGCTTAATGATTTCTGTGTTACATTAACTGCTTTGTTTAACTTTTCAGTGTTAGTAGTTGCCGACTTAATACCACTGCTAAACTTATCCTTTAAACTTAATATGTATTCAACTGAATTGTTGCTCATTTCTTTTCTTGAATTGTACCATTAAACTTTAATACAAACATAATTTCCTCAAAGCGCATTGCCCATTCATCATCCGTTAACGTGTCGGGGTCGACTTTTAAATAAAAACGGATGAGTGCATTTTGACGCGCAAACTCATCCGTTTCCAATAACTTTTTTGCGGTGTCTAATTTTTTTTTAATTCACCTGCTTCCGATGTCAACATGGGTA